GCCAGAATCCGTAAATTTGCGCTCGAAGCGTACCTGCGCACCGACCCCAAGGCGAAAGCGGAGTGGGAAGACGCTAAAACCGCCGCGCTCTGGAAGAACTGGGACATGGAGACGATCGAGAACGTCCTCGCTCACGTCGCCATGGGTGGTACCGTGATCGGCGCTATCGACAAGTTCACCTATGAGGGCGGCGAGAACGCCCGCTCCAGCTTCTACAGCCTGCTGCTCAGAGATGAAGTGGTCAAAGAGATGTACGACCAGGCCCGTGAGATGCAGGCCGAGAAGATGGCGATCGACGACATACTGACGATCTCGGATAACGACGCAGATGACGTGACCGATGACGGCCGGCCGAACGCTGCCGCTGTAAACCGCTCCAGGCTGCGGGTCCAGTCGCGCCAATGGATCGCCGAGCGAATGAGCTTCAAGCGGTTCGGGGACCGTAAACGCGTTGACCTCGAAGCGAACATCGTGGTCGATCACGCCGCAAGGCTCGAAGAAGCCCGCCGGCGTAAAGAGAGTATCCACAACAAACGTAGGGAGAAGAAAGATGACACTGAGAGATAAGATGGCGATGCGGTGGGCCGACGCCATCATGGCAGGGCAGCACCACCTGGAGTGGTTGCTGTGGAATGAGCTGAGCAGGATGCCCCGCGGTGAGTAGGACCGCGCTCGCCCTGGTGAAGCTGCTGCTGGTACTGATACCGGCCGCGGTGTTTGCCTCCGCTGCCATAGGCTGGATATGAACGGAATCAATCTGGAAGGGAACAAGAAGGCCCTCGCGGAGTCAATCGCGGAGGACTGCTACCGGAACCCTGAAGCGGACGTGTTCCTCGCACTGGGACCGGGCGTGTCCCGTGAAGGGCTAAAGGGACTCCCAGCCGGCGTCCCGATCTTGACTGCAGATGGTAAAGACCCGGAGCAGTTTGCCGGGTACTGCGGAGATCATCTCGTGGTATATGTAGTGGAGCCCTACTCGGTGCCTGAAATTGTATGGCGGACCATGGAGGGCTCGCTGGTGCATGCACCTAAATCCCTGTTGGTCAAGTGGAAGCTGCTGTCGTGAACCAGACGGAGTTTGAAGACGAACTGACCAACGATATCGCCGAGTTCTACGACGACTTCCGCGGGTTCGTCATGTACGCGTTCCCCTGGGGAGAGAAGGGCACTTTCCTCGAGGACTTCGACGGCCCGGATATATGGCAGGGCGAGCAGATGGACCGGGTCAGTGAGGCCTTTATCGCCGATCCGGAAACCACTATCCGAGAATCTATAGCCTCGGGACACGGTATCGGTAAATCCGCACAGGTGGCGTGGATCATTCTGTGGGCAATGAGCACCAGGCCCCACCTGAACGCCGTTGTCACCGCCAACACCACCAGCCAGCTCAACACCAAGACCTGGCGAGAACTCGCGATCTGGCACAAGCTCATGATCAACGAACACTGGTTCGTCTGGTCAGCGACCGCGTTCAAGCACAAAGAACACCCCGAGACCTGGTTCGCGAACGCTATCGCCAACACTGAACACAACTCTGAAGCGTTCGCCGGGCTGCACGCTCAGCATGTTCTGGTTATCTATGACGAGGCCTCCGGTATCCCGGACAAGATCTGGGAAGTGTCGGAAGGCGCGATGACCACACCGCGGGCGATGTGGTTCAACTTCGGTAACCCTACCAAGAACACCGGGCGGTTCGTGGACTGCCACACCTCAGACGCCGCTCGATGGGAACACCACAAGATCGACTCGCGCACCTGTAAGATGACCAACAAGAAAGAGATCGCCGAGTGGGTGAAGATCTACGGCGAAGACTCTGATTTCGTGAGAGTGCGTGTTCGTGGCGAGTTCCCGAGGGCGGGTTCGATGCAGTTCGTGCCCTCGGACATCGTTGATATGGCCATGGCCACAGAGATGCCCCTCGAGACGTACATGCACCTGCCGGTCATATTCGGCGTCGACGTAGCCAGGTTCGGTGACGATAAATCCTGCATAGCTATACGCCAGGGCAGGAAAATCCATGAAATCCGGAAGTTTAGGGAAGCCAGCACGATGCAGTTGGTCACCCAGATAGTGGTGGCAATGCAGGCGTATGAGCCCGGTATCGTATTTGTCGACGGCGTGGGCGTTGGCGCCGGCGTGGTCGACCGGCTCCGCCAGCTGGGACACGAGGTCATGGAGGTAAATGCCGGCTCGAGCCCCGATGATCCTGAGCTCTATTACAACAAACGGATCGAAATGTGGGACAGAATGCGGAACGCCTTGAAAACAGGCATGGATATGCCGTATGATGCAGAGACTAGAGGTGCCCTTATCGGCATCGAGTATGGATACGACGACAAGGAGCGCATGCGCCTGGAGCGCAAAGCGGACATGAAGAAGAGAGGCCTGGATAGCCCGGATGAAGGTGACGCGGTAGCGCACACATACGCATACGAGGTCGGGAACTTGCACAAGAACTCGTTTGAGCCAGAAGACTTTTTCGATCCAGACGACTAGGAGAATAGTTATGCAGATCATAGGTGTACCAAGCAGCGAACCAGCAATAATGACGATCAATCCGTCCCCGAGCGCGAAAGACTTCACCGAAGTGGTTATGCTCGAAGGCGACAAAGTGGTGTTTTCAAATAAATTCATGTCTTCGCACATGATGGAAATGATCGATCGACTCACCTGGATGATCAGGGAAGAGAAGCCGGACGTGGTCGTTGTCGGCTCCAGCGCCTTCAGCAATAACGTACAGGACCGTCTGGCGCGGAGACTCGCGTGATTACGATAATCCACAAGCCTTGCAACGGGATAGCGTTCTTCTACGAACACATGCCGCGCGCCGGCGAGCAATTCGACGTCGAATACGCCTTCGACATTAACGGTAACCCGTTAACGTGGGACTCTTCACGCCTCTGCCCGATCTGTGGCAGACCGCTGGACATCGATAACTTCGCGCCGGGTCCGCCTGTTTTGCGGACATTCGACATGTCTTCTCCGCAAGATATGCGGAGCTTCTATGAGGACGCAGGAGAGACACACATGGATGGAGTAGCATAATGGGAAGTCAGCTTTCAAGGATCAATGAAGAAACACGGAAATTCGACGACTACGCATACGCGGTCACTACTATCGACGAAGAGCACAGGCTGACACACGACGGGTACACCTTCAAGATCAGCTACATCGTGAGCGCGCTGGTCACCACCGGAGAGCACGACCTGCTAATCAGGATACCCGCCGGCAAGGGACCCCCGCACATACGTCGCTGGCGCTTCAAACCGACCAACGCTCCATGCACGGTTGAGTTCTTCGAGAACGCCACATACTCGGCCGCAGGCGCCGCGGTGACCCCGGTATGCCACAACCGGACCAAGAAGACAGTGGCGGGCACGCTGTTCTCCACAGGCCCCACTATCACGGCCGACGGAGACGTGTTGGACACGCAGTTGGCCACGACCGCGGCAAAAGACACGGGCTCCCCGACTGACTCGTTCGGTGAAGAGTGGATCTTTGACGCGGATGGGGCGGAGCGCGTCTACCTGATAAGGCTCACCAACACGTCTGGTGGAAACATCGATGTCGGCGTCGAGATTTTCTTCTATGAGCTGCCGTATGGCAAGGACACATCCTCGCTAGTGTTTGATTAATATACAGGAGAACGTAAATGACTGAAAACACAGGAAAAATTTCCGCGCCTAACATTTGGATGCCGGGTACGGGGAAGGAAGTTGTAGAGGACTACAACGAAATCCACGTGATGGAACTCGAAAGTGTGAAGCAGGCCAAATTGGAAAGTTGGATGGGTAAAGCCGTCGGCACAGTGCTGATGAACAAGTACCCGAACCGCCAATGGGGCGTTCAAGTGGACCTTGAAGGACAGATGATCATGATCATGTGCCCCTCCGTTTCGCACGAAAAAGGCTATTATATCAGCATGGTAGGCCGGTGTCTGAATGACCTGCAGACCGAGGCCATACGTGCCGCGGGTGAGATTCTCGAACGGTACAACTTGAGCCGCGAACGGCACTTCAACCCCGATGTTTTTGAGACCCTGGACAGGGACCTGTCAGATGAAGTAATATCTTCAGATGCGGCACCAGAACCTATCACCAAGAGCATTATCGTATGACGGATAACGTTACCCCGATATCCCTGGATCACGCAAACCAGGCAAAGATGATAGCCTCCAAGCACTTGGAGGAGGCGCCTGATGGCCTGGAGACCTTTGTCTCGATCGAGCTATTCAAGGACAAGGCGCCGCAGATCACGCACAACACGGCGTCTCTGGAGCGGCTGCTGTTTGTGGCCAAGATACTGGAACAGTATGCCCTCGGGCATATTGGCCACCAAGAAGTGTAGGGGGATAGGGTTTGCCGAAGCAGAGGGAAGAGCACGAAATGAGTTTCGAGGTGGTGGATAACCTCACGGAACGGAATCCTTCGTACCCAGAGTATCGTGACGACCAGGACCCGGTAGGCGAAAGCCCGGGTGACGGCGTGAGCACGGGCCATTTGCTTGATGACGAAGAGTCCCCGGACGCGGAACTGATCCAGACAGACGCCTGGATGCTGGAGCGCGCGGAAGAAATGTACCGTGTATCAACAGATTACATGGACGCCAACATCACCAGTCAATGGGAAAAGAACCTCTCCCACTTCAATAGCCAGCATGCTCCCGGCAGCTCGTACGACAAGCAGAACTTCAAGCGCTCCAGAACCTTCCGCCCGAAAACTCGAGCCAACATCAAGTCTCAAGAAGCCGGCATGGCTGCCGCGGCCTTCGCTACCAAAGAGCTTGTCCAGATTACAGCGCAAGACACGACCAATGAAGTGCAGATCGCGTCTGCCAAGATCAGTAAAACAATGCTCCAGTATCGTCTGGAGAAGAGTATCCCGTGGTTCTTAACAGTACAAGGAGCGTATCAAGACACCAAGAATTACGGAATTTGCGTGACCCATCAGTATTGGAGCTACAAGGAGGACTTGGAAGTCCTGCCGGCATTTGGAGATGACGGAGAAGTACTCACGGAAAAGGATTCAGACGGGAAGTCTGTTGCGATGGGTTTCGAGGAACGCACTGTCAGGGAAGACACCCTTAAGATCGACAACATTCCGCCGGAGAATTTCCGGTTTGACCCCATGTGTGACTGGAGAAATCCAGCCGAATCAAGCCCCTACATCGTTTGTTTATTCCCGATGTACGCTGGCGACGTCATGGAAATGATGCAGAATGACGACCCCAAGACCGGCAAGCCGGCCTGGAGGAACTACGGTCTGGAAGCAATCTTGACATCGCGCAGGGAAGAGTACAGCAGGACCCGCTGGGCCAGGGAAGGTCGCGCCCGCACTGCGCCCGATCGGTCGCAGGAAGGCAATGCCTATACCACTGTGTGGGCGCACATGAATATCGCAAAGGTTAACGGAGAGGATGTTGTCTGGTGGACCCTCGGCACCAACATGGTGCTGACTGATGCGATGAAACTGACAGAGGCATATCCGCATCTCAAGGCAGGACAGCGGCCCTTCACAGTAGGCTTCAGCAACATCGAAGCGCACAAGAACTACCCTGCAGGCGACAACGAACTCGCCTCTGGCCTGCAGACGGAGATCAATGACGTAGCTAACCAACGCCTTGATAACGTTAAGCTTGTTCTGAACAAGCGGTACTTTGTCAAGCGCGGAGCCCAAGTGGACTTGGACGCCCTGGTACGCAACGTGCCTGGCGGCGGCGTCATGATGGGAGACCCAGAAAAGGATGTCAACGTGGTAAACACGCCGGATGTGACCGGTTCGAGTTACCAGGAGCAAGACAGGCTGTCTGTTGAAATGGATGAAATCGTGGGCGGCTTCAGCCAGTCCTCGGTCCAGAACAGCCGAAACCTCAACGAAACCGTTGGGGGCATGGGACTGATGGAACAGTCCGCAGGAGCCGTGGAAGATTACTCCATCAAGGTCTTTATTGAGACATGGATGGAACCTTGCGTTCGTCAGATGGTACAGCTAGAGCAGTACTACGAGACCGATGAAGTAGTCATGACGCTGGCCGCCAAGGAATCAGGCATATGGCAGAGGTATGGGACAACGGAAATTCCCGACGACGTGTTGCGTCAGGAACTGACCTGCCGGGTAGATGTGGGGATTGGCAACACCGATCCAGTGCGCAGAGTAGAGAAACTCATTTTCGGGGTATCAAAGACCGCGGAGATGCCAGGGATGGCAGCAAGGATTAAGCCCCAGCCGATCGCCGACGAAATATTCGGCGCGCTGGGCCACAAGGATTCCAGTCGGTATTTCATGACCGACGAGGAGTTTGCGCAAGAGCAAGAAGGCAAGGAGCCTGAGATTCCGCCAGAATTGCAGCTTAAGCAGGAAGAGCTGAAGATGCGCACGGAAGAAAACCAGATGCGGCATCAACGTGAGCTGCAGAAAATGGAAGACGAGAAAGAACTCGGCTACGCCAAGATGGCGCTGGACAAAGAACTCAAGCTGGAGGAAGTGTATTCCAAGCTGGGCGTCGATCAAGCCAAGGACAAGACTGCGAGGGACACCGCGGCAATGAAAGAAGCAAACAAATCCCAGGAGCTTTCAATCAAAAGGTCAACTGGATCAGGCATTTAATGTAACTTCCCACCACTAGGCGGAGGTAATATGAGCAACGATCAAGATTTTTCCGGAATAACATTCGTCGACGAGACAGAGCGTTTGCATTTTGCGAAGGCTAGACTCGGCCACGAAACGCTTAGTTTTCTCAGGGGGAACATAGGCAAATACCTGCACGGGCGCGCGAAAATGGACCTGGAAGAAGCCCTGGTCGCCATGTCCGAGTGCAATGTCGACAGCATGTTCGGCAGACGTAAGTATAAGAAACACCAGCAGAAAGCAGAACTTGCACGGATGTTTATCCGGTACTGCACTGACATCATCACCGAAGGGGAATTTTCTACTCAGGAGCTAGAAAACTATCGAGGATAATACCATGACTGACGAAACCACCCAGCAGGGCGCTTCGGGTTTTAACGCCGATCCGCCAAAGGAACTTTCCTTCCCACAGGGAGGGGTTGACAACGACGCCCGAGCCGGCGACAATACTGAAGAACGTGTAGATCCGCGCGAAGCAATGATCTCCGACATGGAGGCGAAGATCGAAGCCAAGCGGATGGAAGAGATGAACGGGCTTATTGATGCGGAGCCCCCTCGGCAAGAGGCGGACCCGGTCGAAGACCCACAGGACGAACAGCTGGAAGCTGTAACGGAGCAAGAGGAGCCCCCTGCAGATCCCCCGGCCGAAGGTGTGAAAAATGACCACCTGCCGGAGGAATTCCAAGATGATCCCCTGGCAGATTACATCGTTATGGACGAGGCGA